ATCCTGATCCTAGAGTACAAGCTAAGATTGATCTTCTATTTGATGATAACATCATTAATAAACAAGAACGACTCATTGATTATGAGCGTAGAGCTAATATCCATCAAGGAACTAAACTCTACTACAATCAAGCTAACTCACATTTTAACATGATTGATACTCGCCTTGAAGGTAAGATGATATTTACTCAAGGTCCAGATTACGCATTTACAACTAAGAAATCTGTTACTAATGCAGTAAATGAATTATCAAAGAATATACTTGAACTTGAAACTAAAGACCAAGGTAAAGTATTTGTTAGAGATATTAAGACTAATACTCGTTACACTCCAGAACAATTCGATAAACTCAATAAGACTCGTGGTCAGTTCAATGTTGAATGGGAATTTAAAAAGAACTACAAACTTCTAGATAATGAGATTCTAGGTCAAGGTTTAGCAGATACTAATATATCATTCTTTGGCTTTGGCGGTAACATTGGTAATGCTCTTAAACGATCAGTCGTAGGTGAGTTCTTATTCAGTACTGGCACTACTGCAGGTTGGTATGAAAGAGCTAGAGCTGCTCTAAGTCCTAAAGCAGGTAGAACTAAATCTGATATTACTGTTCAATTAAACTACCTTATTGATACTAATAAACCGTTGCATAAAGATATTCGTGCTATGGTCAATCAAATGGAAGTAGAAGGTAAAGATTTATTCTCTACTGCAGAACTATCTAGAAACCATCCAGAACTTACAACAACACAGATTGCTAAGTTAGATGAGATCCAACAAGCTTGGAGAGCTACACAAGATACACTCTATGACATTACTAATCAAGGTGAAAAGACTCGTCTAATTAATAATGGATATGATAAAGGTATTTATATTAACAATGAATACAAAGGTCCTGTAAAACAAGTATTCAATCTTCTTGATGATGAAGTACCTACTAAAGTACTAGACTTTGAAACAGGTCAAATTGTAGAGTTCAAAGCAGATAAATCTAAAGGTAATGCTGCTAATTCTAAAGGTCAGCAACTTGTTAAACTTGATGGTAAACAAGTAGTAGACAATGCTGCTGTTGAATATGGTCTATTAAGTAAGAACGCTGAATTAGGTATCTTACCACAAAGAGTTCTAAACAAACTACCTGGACACAACTATAAAGAATATAAGAGTCATTTCTTTGTCGAAGTAAGACCTAAAGTCATTGAGTTAAATGGTAAAGTCCTACAAAAAGGTGATCCAAGATACAATGAATTCACTAAAGTAAAAGGTACTGCTACGACTCGTTACGAAGCAGATATGCTTGTTGAACAACTTAAACAGGAACTTGGTGGTGACTTTGATATTCTAGAACCAAGACAAGCTAGAGAAGGTTCACTTACAGACTTTACTGCTGAGTACAAACTTACAGAAGATAACTATAGAAATGCTCTATCTCGTAACCAAGATATCAGAACAGTACAAGGTGATTCAGTTCTTGTTGATCCTTTAGAGGCACTTAATAATGCAGCAAACCGTATTTCTAGAACTGCAGCTTACAGTCAATTTGATAAAGCTTTTAAAGAAGCTTATGTAAGAGATTTTAAACCTGTACTACGAGGTGGAGAGTTCCCAACATCTTTAGATGGTATCAGTATTGCTGGTAAAGAAGCTTCACCTCAACTAAGAACTATGGTTAAAGATGCTCAAATGGTATGGAATCGTCATACACATTTCCAAAACAGAGCCGCTGGTAGTGTAGATAGATTCATGCAAAACTCTTTACATGGTTTAGCAGATGTCTTTGAGAAAGTTAAATTTAAAGCAGGATCAGATTTAGCTAGAAGAACTGGTGATCTTGGTGCTTATCCTATTACTGGATTCCCTAAGAAACTAGCTTCATTGGCATTGATTACTTATCAGTTCCCATTACGTCACATGGTTATCCAACCTATGATGTTCTATGAGCAATCAATAGTGTTCCCAAGTACGTTTAAACAGACTATGAAGAAAGCTCCAATTGCAGTTATGGAGTTATTAAGTGGTCATCCTACGCTAAGAGAACATGGTACAAGATTAAAAGAATTCTTAACTAAAGAAGAACGAGTAGAGTTTAATAAAGAAATTAAGGCTATGAGAAGTCTTGGTATTCTTGAATCTATTGACCAAAACTTAGCTGTAATGGAAGTTCTTAAAGGTAAGACAGTATCTCTAGCTGAAAGATCTACATTAACTGGTAAAACATTTGGTGCTCTTAAAGATGCAGGAACAGCTACTACAAATGTATTTAATCGTTATGGCTTTACAGCAGGTGAATTAACTAACCGTGTTGGTCTATTCTTACAAACTAAAGAAAGATGGAAAGCTTCTCATCCTGGTGAAAGATGGGATACACCACAAAATATCCAAGAAATTGCGTTCCAATCATGGAAACAATCTGGTGCTATGACCTCTTCTGGTGCATTGGCTTTCCAAAGATTACCTTTACTTGGCTTTGTAACTCAATTCCAAGCTATTAATCTTAAAGGTTTCATGAATCTTATTCAAGATAATGCTACTAATTTAAGCAAAGTAGATAGGGCTAAACTTACTGCAGCTAGAATGTTAATACATGGTGTAGAGTATGGTACTCCTCTTGCTGGTGGTAAACTTTTATATGATTACTTTATGAGTAGTGAAGATGAAAACATTGTACAAAATGCAGAACTTTTAAGAAAAGGTGCTCTTGATATAATAACTAATGATATGATGCAATTGATTACTCAAGGTGATACTGATTTCTCACTAAGTGAAAGTTCATCTATCAATGCGACTAACTTCTTTGCAGATATTTTAAAAGAACAAATAAACTTCTATAGATTCGTAACTGGTGATCCTAGAGTACAGAAACCTAACATTCCTTCAGTATCTGTAGGTATCAGAGCTTATGAAAGATTCCAATCAGCAGCTGATATATTTGCATACAATGATGTTACTGGTGATTCATTCTTAAAGAGTATTGGTGAGATAGCTCAGATTACTTCAGCTGGTAATAACTTTACTAAAGCTATGACTGCTCTAGCTGGTGAAGAACTTGTTACTAAGAATGGTTATAATAAGGATCTAAGACTTACTACTGGTGAAGCTTTTGCTCAGATGGCTGGCTTTAAGACTAGACGTGAACTAGATCAGTGGAAGATTGAAGAACTTAAGATGACCAGAGAATATAGAATTACTCAAGCTATTGATGGTTTTGATAAAGAAATTATCCACGTTCTGAAGAATGAACCTTCACCTGAAAAGTTCTTTGCTATGATTAACATGCAAATGAGTGCTATGGAGAAGACAGGTAAGTTTTCTTCTGGTGAGATGGATCGTATCGTTAAAGGTATCATGGAAAGAGACAGACGTAGATTTGATTCAGATAAGACAACAAGCTTAATTAATTATATAATGAATACGGATGCTATGGATGCTGATATGAGAAACATTATCAATCGCTTCTCTGCTTCTGGAGATCCAGTAGTAAAAGACTTAGTAAAAAGAATTAAAGAAAATAGTAAACCACAACAAGATATATTTAAGGAATAATTATGGCAAAAGCACCTGACTTTCAACAAATTATGCAAGAGTATAACGTAAGACCTTACGTTGCTGAACCTATTGTAAATAAAGCACCTGGCTTAAGAGCAGGAGCTGAACTAAGTTCTATTGCTAGCGTAGGTGGTTCAGTTATAAAAGGTATTCAAGCTTACGATAAAGCTAAAACTCTTGAAGGTGTGACTGATCAAGTTAATGAGATTATTACTGAACAACAACAAAGAAGTCTTGGTGGTGTAGCTTCTCTTGAAAAAGATGTTATGGGTACTCAAGCACAAATGAATCAGGTTAAGAGAATGGCTGGATATGATGAAACTTATCCAATCATGCTCAATCAACAATTAAATAAAGATGTATCAGGTATTCAAAACGTACTTACTGATAAAGCTGATCGTTTAATTAGAGCTAAAAACCAAGGAATTATGACTGAGTTTGAACTCAAAGAACGTCTTGCTAAGGTAACTCGTGAAGCCTTAGCTGCTAACCCAGCCTATGCACGTGAGATTGCTTCTCATGTAGGCACGATTGCTGAAGTTAATAATCTATCTGCTAGAGTCAATCAAGATGTACAATTTATTAAAGATCAACAAGCTGTTTATCAACAACAAGTTAAACAACTTGAAACTCTGGCTCTTCAAAATGGTGTATATATTTATGGTAAAGAATATCAAAATCTAGACGGTTCCAGAAATTATGAAAAAATTATTGAGGATACAGGTAAAAAGGTAGAAAAGAAAGAATTTTATAATGATCTTAAACAATCAGTAGATACTAATACAGCTATCTCTACTCTTAATGCTCAACAAATATCTGATTATGGTCTTCACTATAAACTTACAGATGCTGTAACTGACAATGTTAATGCTCAGTTTGATAATATTCTTAAAGATTCAACTATTACAAATAAAGAAATGGCATTTACACAAGTAGCTAATAATGCTACGACTTTAGCTAGAAGAGGATTTGTTACTAACAATGTTAATCCTGATGATCCTAGAATCAAACCAGCTCTAGACTTATTTGATAATCAATTAAAACTAATTCAAGATACCTATATTAAACAAGCTAATGGTACGTATACAGCTGAACAAGCTAAGAATAGACTATCTGTACTAATAGATACTAAGAAGTATGAAGCCTATACGAAGATGCCTTCACTTGTTGAAATGGATATTAAAGCTAATATCTTTGGTAAATTGTCTCCAAGAAGTCAAGCTCAATTCCAAGTTGATTTTGATAATTCAATTAAAGATATGCTTACTACTTCAGATCAAGTTATGGGAACAGCTTATGATAAATCAGATAGAGCATTTACATCTAAATCAGGAGGAAAAGAAACTGTTGCTAAGTCTTTCTGTGATGAATGTATTAAACTTAGTTCTACTGAAAAACGAGGAGGTGCAGAACTAGAAGCTACACTATCTAAATATATAGCCAAATTGGATACTAATCCTGCTACTGGCAAACAAATTACACAAGACTTAATCAGGTCTTTAGCTAATCCACAGTTTAAACAAGTTGCGTCTGAAATTAAAGACCCAGCAATCTTGTCAGGATTACAAAGACATATCTCTGACTATGTACCATTATTAAATAACGCAGTTAATCAGTTTAGGATTACCAATCCAGGTAATTTAAACGTGACATTTAATGATAAAGATGGTACTATTGTCGTTACTGGTACTGACCAAGATGCACGTTCAGTTAATCAGTTTAACGCACAAACTGTAAGGAGTATCAATGAAACATTTACTGCTTTCTATAATAGTAGTGGTCTTTCTTTATCCGAAGCTAGGGTACAATTCTACGGAAAGTTACCATCACTCGTACCTGCAGGAATTTTGGATAAAAAAACCTCTGAGTCTACAGTAAAAGGGGCATCTGTAGACTTAGTGATCCCCAAGCTAGCTCAAGTTGAGTCTGGCAATCAACACTTAGATGCAAAAGGTAATCTTACTAAATCTCCTACAGGAGCATTAGGTAAGTATCAAATCTTACCATCTACAGCAAAAGATCCAGGATTCGGTATTACACCAATACCTGACTTAGCTAAAGCACCAGAAGCTGAGCATAAACGCTTTGCTACTGATTACTTATCAGCTATGTTAAAAGAATTCGGTAACGATATGGAGAAAGCTTTAGCAGCTTATAATGCAGGACCTGCAGTTGTAAGAAATGCTATTGATATTGATCCAATAAACTGGAAGAAACATATTAGTGTAGAAGCTAAAAACTACATTAATAAATTCGCATCCCTATAAAAAAGTAAGGCTATAACAAACAACTCTGATCAGGGAGAGGCAGCCCTAATAGAATCTTTACGTCTGCTATAGCCTTAAGGGACGATTAAACTACTTTGATTATCATCACAGGTAGGTTCTTCTTTTGAGTATACTTGATACCATATTCAGTACCTTTACTCTTACCATCCCATATTACCAGAACCTTATCTGCATTGTCAATCATTTGTTTATTTCTAATGAAGAAATATTTACTACTAAACTCTACCGTTTGATCTATTAAATGATACGGTAAAAACTCTACAAAGTCAAATCCATTTGCTTCTGCATACTTCTTTGACAATTGATCTACACCTTTAGCACAGCCTGATATAAACGTAGGCTTGCCGTTGGTTTGTTCTTTAATGAATCTATCTAAAATAGGAAAGACAACTTCTGCTTTGTCTATGCTACGACTTCCTATAATACATACCTTCATACTTGAGGTTTCTCTTTACAGAATTGTAATCTTATAATAAAAAGATCTATAAGTAAATAGTGGTAATCACTATCTTCTACAATCTCAAATCCTACATTAACACCACAAATTAATTCTGCACCGATTAACATAATGTCTCCTTAGATTTCACAAGAACCACCAGTACAAGCTAATGTCTGGGCACCTGTAGTATTATCTTCATCTTCTTTAAAGTTCTCCCAATCAATAACCTTAGGTGTCTTTGCAAGAAGCTCTTCGTATTGCTCTTTAGTACAATCTTCATAAGGAGCTTGTTGATATGTATGATTAGAGTGTGGTAAGAATGACACACCACTGATCTCATCAAAGTATTTCCATACCCATGCACCTACTTCAACCCAGTCCTCATCTTTAACAGAGATAGTTACTGAAGGTTTATGTTCACACCAGTGACGTTGATAGATTAACCAATTGTCTAATTGTTCAATAGAGTTCTTATCATTTCTAAGAATAGCACCTTTAGGAGCCATCATTGGGAATGAGAACACTGCTGTACTATCAGGTCTAAACACTTCGTCTTCTACAGCTACACCTTTTTCCTTGAGGTAGTTATAGATAGGATCCTTTTTATCCATGCGTATGCGTCTGATATAAAAGTCATTGTGACGAGCATGGATACCACTAGCGGAATCAACCAACTGCGATACAGTTCCTGAAGGCTTAACACAAGTGATAGAAGCAGAAGATGGTATGTCAAATTTCTTAGCATACTCTTCATTTGTTTGTCTAGCGACATCTCTTAACCTTTCTAACATCTTAGGATCAGGATTACTTGTAATCTCACAATCCATAATACCAGTTAAACTAACACCAAGAAGTCTTTCTTCTTCTGTATTTTTCTTCCATTCAGAGGATAAGAATTGGAAGTTAGTTAAGGTTGATTGAATTGTACCGAGTATTGTTGCGAGTCTGACTTTCTTGACAAGTGAAGGCTCGGTATCAGTTGCTCGTACAACCACTTCCGTAAGGTTGCAGAACTGTTTATCACGCAAGATAATTTCTGAGCATGGATTGGTTCCGTAACTGAGAGTTGGATCTCGTCTTCCCCACTTATTTGCTTGATTTTGAGCAGCAATACGATTAAAGATTCCACGTTCACCTGACTTGGATTTAACCAAAGATAGCCACTCTTCCATGAAAGTTTCACTATCTGGTCGCTCTGTATAGGCGACTGAGTTGTTTGCGAGTCCTCTGTGTGAATTATCATTATACCACGCTCCCATTTTAGCTTCACGCATACGTCTGTCAGTAAGATTTGATAAAGAAATAAGTGCTGATCTACGAACACCACCTACCACTACAATCTCACCAATCATACACATGATATCGTGTACTTCAATTGAATTTAATTTACGACCTACTGCTTGTTTAAACGTCTCTACTACAAAATCAAATAATTTCTTAAGAGGTTCAGGACCACTAGCACGACCACCAAATACTTTAAGTCTAGCACCAGCTGGACGAACTTTACTAAAATCAAATGTAGGAATATCACCTTCCCATAAAGAAGATAGAAGTTTCTTAAATGCTTTAGCCCAACCTAGTTTGCTATCCTCTACGAAGATAACATCATCACAGTATTTTAATTCAGCAGGAATCTCAGGAAGTTTAGAAATCTCTTGACGTTCACAAGAGAATCCAACTCCTGTACCATTCATGAGTATATATAAAGCTTCACTAAAAGCACGTTTATTATTAATAGCAAGATAGCTACAATTATAAGCAGCGATATTATCTCTTTCACAAGCTTCTCCAGCAGTCATTAGTAATCTCATGGAAGGCATAACTTCAAGACGTTCTACTGATTGTCTTAAGTCAGTCCATGTTTTTTCATCTAGTTCTACCTTAGTCTTTAGGTACTCAACTAATCTAGACACAGTTTCATCCCATGTCTCACGTCTATTCTTTTCAGGTATAAAGCGAGCATATCTGCTCATAGCAATTACTTCTTGGTAAACACTTGGTAAACTACTCATATATATCGTATTCCTCTTCTTCGTTATCAATCTCTTTTGCAAGAGCCTCTAAGTTATCTTCTATTTTGTCTTGGAACTTCTCTACTATTTCTTCTGAATTTATGTTAAGTAATTCTAGTAACATAGTTTCATCATACTTCTTTAAGTGTTCACATATTTCTTCGAATGTTAATTGCATTTGTCATCTATTCTAGAAACTCGTTGAACTTCACCACTAGATTTATTTAATTCATATTCAGGTAGCATATCTTCAGTTGAAAGTTTTTGTTCCTTAATTCTCTTTCCGAAAATACGATCCCAGTTGTCTTGTCCATCCTTGGATAAGGGTTTTGACACGAGCCTTGCTCCCGTGTGATCGTTTTGACTTGCCATGTTCTAACTCCTTTAATAACTCTACATAATGTATAACTTTGTCCAGATCTTCTAGACCATTTTTATCTTTCCATCTACAGATATACTTTATCACATTACCTTCTATAAATGGAATATTATTCTTTGTAATAAATTCGATAGGTTGTATCTTAAACTGCTTGTAGTGACTACCACTTACTTGCTTATCAAGTGCACTCATTCTTCCTCCGCTTCATCATAAAACTGTTTAAACATAAAGATAATTAATACCCATAAAGGTAATGTAAGTATTATATGTAAAACGTATCCAATAAACTCTTCCACCATAATATTATACCTTGTTTAAACAACTTTGTCAATGAAAATGTTCACGATTTAACATTAAAGTTTCACATATTTCATCAGATAATTTCTTAAACTTTTCTTCATGCTGATTGTAATCCGTATGTCCGTTATAAAACAAATACAAGTGAACCATCTCATGAAGTAAAGTATCACATAACATATAGAAGGTATTGTTTTCAGTACTGATTTGTATCCTCATTGGATATGGAATAAACAATCCATAGCAATCATCAGCATCAGTAATCTCGAAGGTTACTTTTCTAGCTGGAGGCATACGCAAACCACAGAAAGGAGGAAGTGTTATATAACAATCATATAACTTACGAAGGAATCTTTTATCTAATAGTTGACTCATAATCCAATGTTAGCCTCCACTAAAAGTTTGCTATCATACTTCTTTACATTAGTAACTCTCTTAATATTCTTTTCGTCAGCAATCAAAGGAATGATCTCTACGTTATGTTGCTTATTCTTGAGGTCTTTAAACCACGAAAGTTCAGTAGGCTCACTCGTAAGTATGCCATACCAAACTAAGTTACCTTTACTGTCAAACTCTCGGATCAACCAGGCTAAGGGCTTCATACATTCACCAACTTTAGATCACCTTTAACTTTCAGATTCTTATTATCTCTGAACCAATTACCACAAGCACGGCATTGATATCGTTGATATTTGCCTGCCGAAGTCATGTTATACCCTCTTCGCTGGAAATTCTTAGAGGTACATGTAGGACAACACAGGTCAGTACCTTCAACTAGATTACGGTTAAGATGATTCTTGATCCAAGGTTTAAAGCGTTCATATACTTTCTCAAGAAGTATAACATCATTTTTATTATACTCTTCCATTTTCTTCCAAGCCTTTGGGATACCTGCCATACACTGTACCCATAACTCATGACCACTATGTTCAGTCTTCTTACCAAGTCCAAGCTGTTGAGCAACATAGTCTAGCTTGTTAGATACAAATCTAAATCTACCTTTAGCTACAGTAAGTAAGTCAATCTCTTTGAATGGTGCTGGTGGAAACATTCCATGTAATAAGAACTCTTTATTAAGTGATGGTATATCGAATCGTTTACCATTATAATGTATGACTGCATCTGCTTCATCAAGAAGCTTATGGATACCTTCTAACATTTTCTTGTCACCTGATTTTTTAACAGAATCAAAGACCATCTTCTTATCACCTAACCACTTAGCTGCATAGCACAGGACATACGAGGATTCTTGAAGCTGGTTGATACCAATGTTCTGATCCCAGATACCCCACACATGAGCCACATTCGGAGCCATCTCTATATCTAATAATAATATCTTGCTCATTCTATTCCTCCTTAGAATAAATCCAATTAGGATTCCACATCTTACGATGTAAATCTGTTTTAAATCCGTCTTCCTTTAACATCTTTTCAAACTTCTCTTGCTTATCTTTTGGTAATGCCGATGGATACTTTACGTTTTTATCAATCACATACTCATAAGCTGAGTACGTAGCTGACAATGGTGTGTACATATTATCTAGATTTATAAAGTCCATTATGATATTTTACCTCCATTGTTTATGTAGTAGTCAAGTTCATCTTGAGCAGACTCTTGATCTTGTAGTTGAATAGTACCACTGTGAATCAACATTTCAATAGCCAAGTGTATGAGATATTCGGCTTCTTCATCAGTAACACTAAACTGAAAGTCGTAACCTCCATTTTCATTTTTCACACAGTTTTTGATAAGCACTTAGCCAGTCCTTTCTGAAGTCTAACCATAGAAACCCTTGAGCTTCAGCCCACATAGCATAAGTTGTTTTACTTCTTTTAGTTAATTTGTTATCAGGATTTTGAAATAGAAATATAATAATAATGTTAGGATTGCACTGTTTAAACCACACCATTTTCTTTCTAGTCTCGAGATCAAGCTTACCCTTAGCTTCAATAAATACATTCCTACGACCAGTTTTAAAATCAGGAGTGTAAGTTCTTTCTTGCTCTGGTTGTACATATTTGTATTTAGTAGGTTCATATTTAACCGTTGGGAATACTTTCTTTAAAGAAGCCCAGACTTTCTCTTCTAGTTTACTTTTGAATGTTGGCATCAAATCTCTTTTTCCAATCGTCATCTATAGATCTAAGGATCCATAAGACTCTTGCGTTCATAATGAATTCATCATCATTACCATATAAGTTCCTTACGATATTGAACATCTCTTGTTCTGACTGGCAACCAGCAAGCATAACCTTTGCCTTCTTCTCACCAATCTTTTCAATACCTTTTATGTTATCTGAAGTATCACCTTTAAGACATTGTTCGTAGAAAAGACGAAGACCCTCGAGTTCTGTTTGTTCAACAAATCTGTCAGGTCTTGTCCAACCTTTACCACTAATTTCCCAGGAGAAGTGAGAACCTGGTACTTGTAGTAAATCTTTATCTAATGTACAAATAATTGTTTCATTAGTTTGGTTAATTGCTAGAGCATCGTCTGCTTCTAAACCATCAGGAGCATACTCTGCGTTTAACTTATCAAGACTATAGTTGCGTAAAGCTTCTAGATGTACAGGCTTAGGCTGAGTTCTATTAGCTTTGTATTCAGGATAAACTTGTTTCCTAAAATTAGTACTACCAGTTAGAAAAGCTCTATAGCTACTAGCCCCAGTCTTAGCGAGAATAGTATCTACGAGCTCATCTAATCGGTATATCGCAATACCTAGATCATCGTGTTCTGCCGAAGCAGCACATCTAAAACATACTAAGTCCTGATCAAGTAAAGCTTGCATTAAACAGGAATATCATCCTGCATAGAGATAATGCCTTCAACACCAGCTTGTTTACCAAAGACATAATCTTCAAGTTGTTTAGCTACTGATAATACATTCTCTACTTTAACATCATTACCATTTGACTTAAGTAAATCAATGGCACTTGAGATTGAACTCTGACGAACAATGTAAACTTGTTTCTTAGCACGTTCTTCAGGAGTCTCATAGTTAGAACCAGTGACTCGTGTAGCAGAGGCTTGTGGCTTACCTGAATAAGCTTGTGGTGGAGTTGATGGTGCTGAACCTGCTTCACCAATACTTACCCACTGCCAATAACCTGCATCATCTTTAGTCATATTTACATTAACACTGTCTCCTTTTTGCCAATCCTTAGCTTGTTTAAACACATCAGGATTAGAAAAAGACATTAACTTTTTAGATTGAGTTTGACCTTGCTCGTTCTTATAAGTTACTTCCATAGACTGGTATGATCTACCATTCTTAGCAGCGTGTGTATTTGGTGCACCTACGTCAATTACTGTGATTTGCATTTACTATCTCCATATCTCCCCAATTGGGTCCAATTTGACACTCAACCCTCATAGGAAGGTTGAACTCTTTTCCAAATAACTTGTTAAAGTTAGCTGGCACATCATTAAAACATTTGTCAACAATGTTGACTATACCTATATTATCCCATACTTTTTGATCAAAGTCAAGTATTATTGAATCGTGTACAGTATTTACCATTTGGATAGCTTCCATACCTTTCAATCTGTTTCTTAAACTGACTCGAGCAATCGACATGAGATCCGCTCCCAACCCTTGAACAGGATAATTTAGTATCTTTGTTCTTGGATAGTTTACCTTACCATTCCTTATCTCAGGTTCGTAATAATAAATTCTACCTGTTGGCATAACGAGTTTCCTATCTCGTTTAGCCTCAAAGAAGATCTTATCATGCCAAGTCTTGAGTCCAGAATACTTCTTATAAAACTCATCTATAATACCTTGCCAAAATGTTTCGCCTCCAATGTCTTTAAAGTCTGGATCATTAGCATAAGAATATGCCGATCCACCATAAATAAGACGGAACACAAAAGTTTTAGCAATCAATCTAGAAGGTAAACCAAATCTCTTTTGATTATCAGAGTGTTGATCTACCTCATTCCAAATCTCTTTAAGAGCCGTTTGATCTTGACTGAAGTAAGTAGCTCCTACCCATTCCAATTGTTTAGCATCAGCTTGAAGAAGCATTAAAACGTCTCAGTTAAGTGTCTAACAATTTCTTGACGAGAGTAATCAGATAGATGTTCAAACACAACCTCTACTCCAAACTCTTCAATGATATCGTTTACATCATGGATTGTGTGTACAACCCAAGCCTGCTCTCTAGCATGTCGTTCAGCTATAATATCGTTTCCTACATTATCATCATACTGTTCCATATTGCCTCCTAATATCTTGAATAAAATAAAGTTTTAATCTCACCATCAAAGTTCTGCAAGTTAGGTTTACTAGAAGATAGTCGACCTGTCCTTGCTACACATTGGTTTAGCTGACCATAGATCATGTTACGTTTCCAATTCTGTTCTTCGATCAAGTTCACTAATCCTTTGTAGTATGTAGACATTCTCTTCTCTAATAAAGATCTTGTCAACAATAATTCAATTACTTCTTTAGCTCTCTTAGATCCAGTCAAAGTCTTAAGAGTCTTTTCATCAGTCGAGAAGTATCCTTCCTTGACCAACTCAGTGCCTCGTAAAGGTTTAACAAGTCTTGGTAGTTCTAACTTAAATTCTTCCCACTTATGTTTGACTTCTCCTGCCCTGTCACCAGTCTTATAATGTCCCACAGGAACCTGACGCTTGTAAATAATAGTGCCGCCATATAAGAGACAACTAACATGATCGACACTGTTAGGGTTAAAGTTATCAAATTCATGGTATTGAAACAATGACCTATCAAGTTTATCAATTTGTTCTTCGAGTTCATTTCCTAGCACCTCACTCCATTCTTGGTTAAATAATAGTCCGTTAAATTCCATCTCTTGTAAGACAAGTAAGTCCTGATTGTGTAGACTTATTAGCCTTGCGAGTAATGGATTCTTCTTTACCTCTTCTACTTGTTGCAAATACACTTGCTCTGTTAATACTAAATCTTTCTGCAAGTATTCTCTTAAGATGTCCTCAGGTATGTCAGGAGTATCTACACCATTCTTCCAGTAAACCTCTGAGACCTCATCTAATTTCTTTTCTAGTCCGTAGTGTTCACAGACACCGTTTAAACTAGGGTAAGGATTCTGTTGTCCTCCTAAGACGAAGTGAACCAACTGACAATCCCAAATACGTTTGTCACCAAAGTTAATACCATACTTCTTAAGCCAATGTAAATCAAACTTAATATTAAATCCAACTAAGACATCAACTTCATCAATCTGTTTCTGTATATTGTTTAAACATTCTCCATAAGGAGCATCACCATACTCGATTGGAAACATGTCAGTTCCAATACCTACATAGCAAAGTTTGTTCTTTGTATCAAAAGGATTACCTTTGTTAGACGTAGTAGTTTCTACATCAATCACTTTATATTTCATATTAGTTTCTCTATAAGTTTAACCATTGAACCTACAAACCAAACTATACACCAAATAACAATACCGTCAATGATAGCTTGTTTAAACATTATAGATCCTCATAGCGTGCTAGTTCAGGTTTAATTAATACTTGAGATGAACCATGTCTAAGATCAGGTAGCGTGTCTTCATCACCAAGTAATTTGTTTTTAGTAATATTCAAATATCGAATACGACTTGTGTTGTCTTGTTCTTTACCAATACCAAGTATCCAGTCAGCTTCACCTTGCTTAGCTGTCTTACTGCCATCAACCATGTCCATAGTGAGCCACAACTTACCTTCAGCTTCACCACTGGCTTGTGACACTGCAATCACAGGAGCATACATCTTTGCTATCTCACGAGCCCATTGGTAGATTGCCTTGAGTTCCAAGTCATTACGATCTGCTTTGAATCCTTTGATCTTATCAATCTGATCGAAGATGATCAATGCAGGATTAGTCGTCTTGAGAATAGCATCAATGCGTGAAGCCCTTGATGAGTCCTCGAAGTCATAGATACGAATTCTCTTTTGAGTTAAAGCTTCGAACTTACGTTGATTGTATTCTATGTCTCGCCATAAGTCCTCAGTCGTAAGTCCTAGCACAGCAGAGTAGCAGCGAATAGCTACCTTGTTGCCTTGCTCTTCGTTGTTGAACCAAATGATATCACCTTCGGTTTGTTGAACCATGTGGGAGATTTCTGATGCTAGGAATGTGGTCTTACCTGTCTCTGGTCTTGCGAAGATGAATCCAAAATCACCTTTGCGAAGTGAACCCATAGATTGATTGAGGAAGTTTAAACGCCATCTAAGACCTTGAGTTTTAACTTGTGTGTTGTAGAGTAAATTTAGATCCATCTCAACAACCTTAGCTTCATCAGCTTCGATCTGAGAGTGCTCAAACTCACCAAAGATTTTGTTAAGCTCTTCGATAGAAGTCTTGCCATCTTCTACATCGAGAGCAATACGAGCAATATCACCAGCTAAACATCTACGTCTGTGTTCTTCAAGAAGCTCTACAACTGCTTCATGGTTAGTAATTTCCGTAGCGAAGATATCATCAATGAGAGCAATAAGTTCTTTACGTTCTGCTTCATTCAGTAAGTAATTTGAATTGTAAGTTATTTCTAATTCAGATTTATTAATATTATTATTATTAATATATTTATTATAATAATTATTAATAATTATAAATAATTTATATATATTATTATAATTTAATTTAATATAATTAATATTAACATATTTATAATATTTTGTAAATAGATTTTTATCTTCACAAAATAATTTTATTATCTGCTTCTCAACCATTTTAACATTTCCTCTTTGTTATATTCTTTAGGATCTTTAGGTGAGATAACTACCTCACTATAAATACCCCTCTGTTTCAAATTTCTTGCCATCTTAATCGCATTTTTAGCCTTATCCCTATCCAACCATATAATAACATGCGAAAATCGTTCTATAAGCGATTGTGTCGTTTCTAGAGACATACTACTGCCAAGTAGCGGTGTTGAGCAATATTCAGGTGATAATCTAGCCAATTTGATTGCTGATAAAATATCCTCTACACAAATAATCTTATCGCCATTACCATAAATTGTCAAAGGTTTATTTCCACCTGACAAATACTTGGGTCTATTTTCGTCAAATGACCGACCTTGCCAATATCCGTCCTTGTTGTAAAGCACTAACAATGAATTATCATCACACCATTGAAAGTCATACTGCTCGATCTCGTCTTTGGAGATGCCGTAAGATAGCAACCATTTCATAGCATTTTGCGGAAGATCACGAGAACAATTCATGAGTCCAACTAAATCAGGAGGAATCTCAGTTTGTTTAAACGCTCTCTTGCGTAGCGTTTGAATGTCTTCTTTGGTCTTGTGGTATCGACAACCGAAGCACCAAAAATGGTCATCATACTCAGCAAGGTTATCTTTACTACCACACTTTGGGCATGGTATATGTCCTATAAATCTACTCATGATATTGCGTAGCCTCTAACAATGTTTAAACGCATTACAGAAATCCCTTTTCATGCTATAATATTACTACATACTAAAAATTTGTATGCAACTTTTAGGAGAAATACTATGTGGACAACTCCATCAGCTCAAGAAATGCGATTAAGATGGCAAGAAATTTGAAACAGAGGGGTATTTATAGTGAGGTAGTTAT